CTTGTCATACCACCAACAACTAAATGTCTTAGATGAAGCAGTGTTATTAAAAGCGTACAACATCTTCCACAGTGCCATGTTCCTAGTTGGAACAGTGAACAAGGTAGTCTTTGTGTTTGCTACTAAATTGACACCTACTGAATGTGAACGCATAATACCTTAACTAAAGTGTTTTAAAATCCAGTCTTTGAAGACTGTTAAGAATATACCGATACCAGAAGCTAAGAAAGCGACTCCGCCTAAGAAGCCTTTATAACGCATCATCTCATCACGCACTGCATGAATACAGTCTAGTATCTCTTTCTGACTAGCTTGTAGCTTTTCTACTTCAGCTTCTAACACAGCGATACGCTCTACGTGTTCACTCATTTAGGATACTTAGCCTTTACTGCTAAGCAAGCTGTAATATACGCATCAATCTGAGTTTGGTTTCCTTTAACAATACCATCAAGGTAGTCAGTCATTGGAGGATATTCTGCTGCTCTTTTAGCAATGTATGCTTGTGATTGAGCGTAGTTCTGTACAGCAACTAGGTCATAAGCTACTTCGTTGCCTTCTGCATCGTAAGCAATATCACCAACAGTTGTAATAATTTGTGGATATAGAGTTCTTAAAGCATCACTCATGCTGCAATCTCCATTACTGTAATTGTAGAAGTATATCCACCATGATAAACATCAGTACCACCATTTAAATATGTTGGGTTATTGTTTAAAGCAGATGTTGTTGCTGGTGAATTTAAATAACTAAAATTAACATTGTTTGTTGAATTTGCTCCTGCTTGAGTATAGCCAAAACTATAATTTGGTGCAGTTGTTCCAAGAGTTCCAATACCTACCGCAGTTCCATTTTTTACCCATTGAAAAGCAATACCATATCCAGTAATACTGTTTGAAGTGGACATACTTGTTATTAACAAAATCTTACTAGAAGAAGATGTAGGTGTAATTGTTACAGACATTCCAGTTACATCAGTCATTGAGTTTGAACTTGTTGTAAATGAAGTTGTTAACAGTGTTTGAACCACTTGCAATAATTTTCCAGAACTAGCAACAGCTGCAGTAGTAATTGTTGTTGCTCTTCCTGTGCTGTCTACGGTAATAACTGGAATAGATGTAGAAGAACCATAAGTGTTTGCCGTAACACCTGATGTAGGTAATCTAGCTGAAGGTAATGTGCCACTAGATATGTTTGAAGCATTGGTTGTATCTGTTGTAGCAGAAGCGACTAAACCTAAAGATGTACGACCTGTAGCTGCAACTAATCCTGTTGCACCCCCATCCCACTTTAGTCTGTCTGCATAAGCAGTATCTGCTGTAGTTCCTTGAGCAGAAGTAGCATACGCTGTAGATGCAGTAGTTGCTGCAGTACCTAAACCAAGATTAGTTCGAGCAGTTGATACGGAAGTTAAATCAGAAAGATTGTTTGCTTTACGTGCAAATAAAGTCGTATCAATTGTAGCTGCAGAAGCAGCAGCATTGGTAGCAGACGTAGACGCAGAACTTGCTGAACTTGCAGCAGCAGTGGCAGAGGTAGAAGCAGCGGTTGCTGAAGACTGAGCTTCTATTGCAAGTTGTTGAACTAAGGATGCTTCGCTTGACGAGTCATTAACAGCGTCTCCTGAACCACCTGCTCCACGATAGATACTCATTCAGACTCCTTGATTTGTTTTAATACACTCTAGGAATATACTAAAACAAACTCCCTAGCCGAAGCTAAGGAGCTTGAGTTGCTTAAAATTAAGCGTTTACAGCGAGTACGAAACCAGCTTCTGGACGTACAACTTTAGTGCCAAACAATGTGTCAGCAGTGTAAAGTGTAGACAGATACTCTTGCTTGTACTGTACTTGTGAGCGAACACCAACTTGCTCTGCAAACACTTGTGTGTCTGTGTGGAACAAGAGTGCAGCTTTAACGGCATCACCAACTGAGTTATCAGCGGCTGTTTCGATAACAGGCATATTGCTTGATACATAAACATCAATGCCATACAACTTACCGATTTGACCATTGTTTACGCCACGACCATCAACGAAGTCGCTAGAATTGTAACGGTCAATGCCCATGATTGCATTACGCAGTGAAGGAGGAATTGCAAACTTACGACCATCCATTGGAACATCAGCGTCATCCATCAACTGGATTAGCTTACGGAAGCCAGCGTCTGTAAATACGTCGCCAGTTACAACTGTGTCTAACGCATAAAGTGTTAAACCAGTAGAAGCGTCGATGTAATACGCATTGCTGTGAACCCAGTCAGACGCATCGCCATCACCGAAAGACTTACCGCCAGCGATTAACAAGTCATCAACTTTCTTAGCCAAAGCGTAACCAGCATCTTCTGTGTAGAAAGAACGTAGTGAAGCTAATGCTTGAACTTCAACGATGTCCTCGATGAAACGTGAGTACTCGAAGTGTTGGTCAACTGCAACTAATACTTCGCTCTCTGTATTCGCTTGAATAGTAACTGCAGTGTTAGCTGCTTTAGCAGTAGCTACGCCACGAGTTGGCTTAGGAATATGAAGAGTGTCGCCTTTTTTGCCTTTGAAAGACATTTTGCGAACTAGGTTAGCCAATACTAGATTAGCTTTGTATGCTGCGATAACTTCGTCAGACCAGATTTCTGGAATGAACTTGTCTGCTGCGGTTTTGTTTACGATAGATGTACTACCGCCGGGGTATGTTACTGCTGCCATGATATTTTTCCTTTAATTAGAAATTCTAAAATTACTTAACTCGCCCTTCGCTGTATGCTTGCATGATTTCATCAGACATTTGCATATAACGGTCAGGGTCTGTCATTCTCAGTTTAATAAGGTCTGCTCGACGATATATTTTTCTACTTGTTTCGCCAGCGCCACCAACATCCACTGTAGCTGCTCTCATTGCTTGTTCTTGAGCTTTGCTTTCTACTGCTGCTGTTTGTTGAACTTGGTTCTGTTGTTTGATTTGTCTAAGTTCCTTGTAGGTACTCAACAATTCATCAGCAGATTCAAAATCATATTCAGCATCAGCTCTAGCAAACAAGTTCAATCGAATTGCAGAAGATTTTACCCAATCTTGGAATCCAGCATCTGATGCGATGGTGGCAAAATCAGGATGTTTAGTTGACAGTTGTTGTGCTGTCTTCATCTTCTTCATTTCTAATGCTGCTTGTCTTGCTTCAAGAACTGCAGGATGCTTCTCTACTTGTCTATTGACTGCACTAGCTGGGTCTGCAAAAAAGTCTTCTTCAAGCGATTCTTCAATCGGCGGTTTAGCTTTAGCGTTAGAATCGAGTTGTTGTTTTAACAGTTGGTCTGCAAGACTGCGTACTTCGTGAACCTCGTTTGCTTGTCGTCCAATGAGCTTTTCAGCTTCTTGGTGCATCTTAGCAATATCAATAGCAGACTTACCACGATACTTCTCTGGTAATTCTTCTACTGGTTCAGCTTTGACACCCGCCTCTTCAGTTTGTCCTGCAGTAGTGCTGTCAGGTACTGGGGTTGTAATGTCTTGTACTTCTTCTTGCTCGTTACTGTTAAACAGTTCTTCTTGTTCAATAAAAGTTGCTGCCATTTAAAGTCTCCCGTCACCGAATCAAGTGATTTTAGGATTAATAATCTAAGGCTCTTTCGAGGTGTCTTAGGCGTTTTGCTTTGCTTCTTGCTTTTGCTTGTCTTCGTGCCTTTTCGCCCATTTATCATAGGCAGACACGTAGATTGGGTCTGTGCCGTCTAAACTCACCCTTACAGGAGAGATAATTCGATTAGCTACTTTCCCACAACTACAGGAGATTATGTTTGTCTCATAATCAACATAACCTTCTGTAATATGTTTTTCTTCACATTGGAAGTCGTACATCCGTCTACTCATCCTGAGCTGCTCCCGCAGAGTCGTTAATGAGAGATTCGTAAGCCTGTTCTGAAGCAGGTTTAAGGTTAAGAAGCCACTGAAGTAAGTCCAGTTGTCCTTTTTTAACCATTAAATCTGTTTCATTCTGGATTGATAGCACATGGTTTAATGAATTAAACATTTGCTGTGCATCTTCCATTAAATCTTGCCAACCATCTGTTGACATCATCGAGAAACGATTCTCGTAGTAGCTTTGTAGCTTTTTATCCATTCTTTGTCCTTTTGGAG